CATAAGCGTTCGGGATCGGGTCATCAAGATCGACGGTGGCCACGTTTCCGCTGTACGAGTAAGGTTTTTCTCTGTACGTGATCGTTATATTGGTGGCATTGTCAGGCGCGGCTGTGAACGTTATTGGGGTAGTCCACGTGCCATCTGCCATATTTAGTTGACCGGCTGAACAATATCCTGTGCATGTACCATCCGCGCCAATCGTAACAGTTTGAGGAGAGCCACTTACCGTCACCGTAACGACCGGGCGCATATCTGGTATATTCCCAACAATCCCGTTCGTAGCGTTCGCCAGGGCAGACAGCGTAGGGGAAGTGTCAGAGCCATCGCCATCGCCAATATCTTCATCCTCATATAAATTCTCGGCGATTGTAACGAACGCTTCGGTATTCGTACCGCTCTGGTATGACATAACGATATTGTCACCCATATAGCGGCCCTTGAGATAGATAATTGACTCATCTAATGCGATTTTCCCCCAGGTTCCGCCTGACAATTCAACAGAATCACCAACCGTAACACCGGAACCAATCGTTTGAGAAGTGAAAAAATAATCGGCAATGTGAAGCTCGTTGCCATTGATGAAACTCGGCTCGTTGCTTTCCATCAAAAGTTCAACTTGAACCTCAGACCCGCTTCCGGTTAATGCCGAATTCAACTTTCCGCATCCGCACCAAGCGGTATCGGCTTCGACAACATCCGCATTTGTTTCACGCCAATCCGCATCCGCATAAAGATATTTGTCATCACCATTTGAAGGCATTTCCTGAAAGCCCATGACATTGAACATGCTAACATTCGATGCATTCTCATTTTTCATGAACATGAATCGTATTTTATCAGCAATCCCGTCAACCATTTCTCCACGAGTCGGATAAGGAAAAAGGGCCTGCTCTGAATTGTCAATTATCTTTTTCGTTCCCCTTCTCCCGCCATTGGAAGAAGTATCTGAAATTCTTTCAGCGTGATATTTTACGCTCTCCGCAACCGTTGGCATAATATTTTTTACCTTTCAAAATTGGTTTAGGGGCCGGCCGGCGTGGAGGTGGCGCCGGCCTTTAACGGTGACCAGCCGCGCCCCTGGACCCTACATTGAGAGAAAAGAGCAAAGCTCAATGCGGGAATTTATATGAACACTATTTTTATAATCACATTGTTGAAATGATCTTCATCGTTTGGGAAAGTTCTCGTTTCAATTCTATCCGCATAAACAGATGGCGGGTCTTCATTTCGGAATCGAAAATTACGCTCCGTGCCGTTGTAAGAAAGCGTATATTGCGCCAACGGAGCCACAGACAAGGCTTTGATGCTCTCAATCTGAGACCGCGTTAAAACGCCTCTCCGTTCGCTTCCGACTATGTTTATCGGTTGATCCGGTTCGGCCTGCTCATAAATATGATTTTGCCTGTTCAGAGCGCGTTTTGACACATTATGAACACCAGAATATGAGAGTTCATCTTGAAACCATAAGTCCGGCAATTCAACTGTGTCGTCTATCCACATTGAGTATATCATTAGAAAGCACCCGCCATTTTCTGTCTTTGCATTTCACGAGTCAGTTGTTTTAGGATTGACTCATTCCCAAATATTGAACCTTTCTCTTTAGGCGTTACTACCATAATCCGGCCTAAGTCTTTGATGTCATCAAGGTTAAGACCATTATTATTTATCGTTGTCGATCCGCCGCCAACCTTCGCACCATCGGCAAGTTTTAGAACCGGTCTCATAACCGGTTGACGCCTTGCAGCGATAAAAGCACCTTGAGAAGCCTTTATTGTCGGCATAAATTTTGAGAACAAATTGACAGCGTCTTGGCGCGTTCTTAGGCGATTGATTGAATCCATAAGACCGGGCATAAAACCGTCTATTACTCGCGTTGATAATGCGTTTGTGACCCTCTCACCAAGCGTCAATAATGCTGGTACTGTGTCTTTTCGAGAATATCCAGGAAGCTTAAACCCACGCGATAATTTCAACGGGCCTGAATCACCTGCGACACCGCCCCCCGATTTTGCCTCTTGAGTGACAACTTTTATAATTTTCGTTTCGGTTTTCGTAAGTTCGGATATTTTTCTCTTTGCTTCGGCATCGTCCGCATCCACTGGAACGTCAACCTTTTTATCGGTATTTTCAATCGCTTTCAAAGCCTCATCAAGAGCGGTCAATGCTGGTTTTTTTAGATCAATTTCAGGTTCTATTTTTGCGAATTGAGCATCTAACGTTTCTTCCATTTCCTGAAGGTTTGAAAGCTCAATTCTTACATTTGCTGTGAGATTATCACCTATTGCATTTAGTTGTTCCTGAATCGTTTTTGCCGCTTCGGAAGCGCCTTTAGCGAGTTCAACGTTTGCTTGTTTTTGAGGCTCTAACACATAATCATTATACGCCTGCCTGATTTGTTCATAACCCTGAATTTGATTTTCAGTGACCTTATCTTGGCCTTGCATGTTGGCGACTTGCAGCGACTCCGCGTGTTTAGCCAATCTCTCGGCTGTTTCATAGTCTTTATTGGCGGATGCTTCTTTCAGTTTAGCAAGTGTTTCTTCGAGTTCTTTTTGACGAGAAGCCCTTTTCTCTTCATCAGTTAATCCTTGACGCCTAAATTCAGCGACCTTTTGTTCTGTGGTAAGATTCGCTTGCCTTATTTTTTCCGTAAATTCTAACGCCTTGTCTGTATATTTTTTTGCTGATTCAATTGCCTTATCATACGCATCCTGAGCGGCCTCCTTGAATTTCTGCATCTCATCTTTGGTTGCCTTAATTGCCTCTCGTGGCTTTTCAAGCGCCGATTGTTGAGAAACCTGAACAAGCATCCCATCAAGCTCTTTCAATTTAGCGGTTGCATCGGCAATAGCCTCCGAATCTTTTTTGGTTTCGGCAACGTTTTTCATTGCAATCCAATAGACACGGGCTTTTTTTAATTCAGTTTGCATTTGAACCAATTGGTTTACGGTTTTGCCGGAAAAATCCATTGCACCAAATTCTGAATATTTATCAATCAGATTTTGACTGTTTGTTACGAGATTTTGAATTGATTCTTTGGCCGCCTTTTGAGCGTCCCGCATTGAATAATAGGCTTTGATCGCCTCATATATTTTCGAAATTCCCCAAGCCGCTCCAACCGCTGCCAAAACCGGAAGCAATGTTGTGAACGCTAATTTCAATTTTCCAACAACCGTAGTGGTAACTGTCATTCCAGCATTAACGACCGCAAGGTTACGAACATATCCGAAAAGGCTTGTTGCAACCTGGCCTTGCAAAATACCTGAAAGCGTTGTGAATGCAGCTATCATCCCTGCCAATGCCACAGCCGTTGACCCCATGACAACTAAAAGGCTTCCGAGAACTCCTACAATCGCCAACAATATCGGAGTAACAGGGCCAAGAAATTTCCCAACAGATTGAATTATTCCTATCAGCTTTGTTGCGGCCCCTGCTATTTTCGCAAGGATTCCAAGCAATGGCTCCCCCGCTGAAATTAATAGTCCAGAAACCGCTGATTTGAGTAGCGTCAAAGAACCCAAAAAACTATCCAACCGAGTTTTCGCCATCTTCTTTGCGGCTCCGGACGCTTGTTCAAAAGCACCTTGCAATCCTTCAATGTCATTTGTCGCTCCGGCCGCTGCAATGGCCGCAGTTGATGTATATTTCCCAAATATTTCGGTTGCATCGGCGAGGTCAACTTGCCTGCCTTGAAGGTCTTTTAGGATCGGTATTAGTCCCCTGAAATTGCCTTCCGAATCTTCCGTTGAGATGTTCAATTCTTCCAATTTATCGGCGGCGCGTCCGGTCGGGCTTAACAGCGATATAAGCATCCGTTTGACAGCATGACCGGCATTCGATCCCTTTATACCGGCATTTGCAAGCCCGCCCAAAAAAGCGACCATGTCCTCCATTTCGGTGTTTGTGCCTTTTGCGGCTGGGCCTGCGATTCTCATTGCTTGTCCAAGTTCAGAAACGCTTTGATTCGATTTGTTGGCGGCGGTCGCCATGACATCCACAACGCGGCCAAGTTCTTCCACCTCAAGACCCAAACCGGCCAAAACATTGGTGCTAATATCAGCGGCCTTAGCCATTGACAAGTTACCAGCCTGAGCAAGCGCCAAAGTGCCTGAGAGTGCCTCTGTCGCTTCCCTTGCATCAAGACCAGCCATAGCAAGGAATTGAAGTGCCTCGGCTGCCTGTGAAGCCGTGGCGGCGGTTGTGGCCCCCATCCGCTTAGCCTCATCTGACATGGCCTTAAAGCCTTCTTCACTCACATCGGCCATGACAGCCTTAACCGCTTGCATCTTGTTCTGAAAATCAGCGGCCTCTTTTACTGGAAATGACAAAACACCGATCATCTTTTGCCCGATGTTAGCGACATCATTACCGGCCTGGCTTATTCTCGCGAAATTATTGTTTAGAGTTTCAATAACTTTTGAGAATCCGCCAACCTTTTTTGAAGTTTTGTCAAACTCGCTTCCGGTTCTTTTTACGTTATCACCGGCATTCTTGATATTTTCGGAAGCTGACTTTGTAGATTTTGAGGCTATGTCAGCGCTTTTTACAAAAGTATTTATGTTTTGTGCGGCGCTTTTGGCGGTCTTATTAAAATTCTCAAATTGTTTGTTGACAGCAGCAGCATTTTTAACAAAAGACGCATTTATCCTATCCAATGCGGCCATTGAGTTCTTAATCGTGTCAAGGGCATTGATAACATCGTTAGCGCCCTTAGTTGTGAATTTTGTTCCTAATGCTGCTTCAGCCATTTTTTATCTTATCCTATTTATTGAATAAATATTTTTGTATGGCACCTATCATGGTTATTCCAATACGGCGGTCTCACCCTTCCAAACCTACTTCCGCTTTCATCTGGAAGATATCTGACAGGATGCCCGTCCGAATCATACATAGACTTATCTCTGTCTAAATATTCGATCGTAATATCATTAACGCGCCCCTTTCCTCTTGATGCATCCATGCCTATATATTTTATATTTTTTAATAAATTTAATAATTTATTTTTATCACCAACTGCATAAGAATAAATTTTATCAACTAATTTTAAATCCATTGGCATATTTCTATTGCCAGTCGTGAATCCCATTGTACTAATAGAGCAATTTAACATTTCGATTCGATTTATATTAAATCTCCTACGTCTATATTGTATCGAACTATTAAATTTTTCTCCTGGAAATAGCATGCTTGCCTTCCAACCCCAATGGCCATCTATTTCCCATTTTTCTAACGGTAAATCAGCGTCTTCAGGCACATCATTTGCATTGGTTAGACGATCACAGCCATTATTTGCGAAATATTGATATGCCAAAATACCATCTAAATGATGTATGCCTGTCAAAAAAACGCCAGTACCATCTAAATGAAAAATTATTTTTAGATTATCCATAGAAGTATCCTTTTTTATGAGGATCATATTGGATATCTATTTCAAGCCTATCTCTCATTGTTTCTATTGCTCTTTGTGCAGTTCTAACAGATATCTCAAATTTTTTAGCTAGTTTAGTCGCATTTGGGAATTTATCTTTTTCAACCTCGCTATCAAACCATATTATTCTTTCAAGAATCGGGAAACATTTGCAATTGTTTTTCGAAAACATTTTCAGTTTTCTGATATTCTTTTCTTTCTTTATTAACTGATTCTTTTTTTTCATCTTTCAATTCCTCCTGAGACTTCATAAAATAGGTCAAAAATTTATATAGCGGATCGTTAATTTTTGGACGCGCCCACTTTTCAAAAGCAATCCAACGGTCAATTCCAATTTTCGGTATGTATAGCGGTGATATTTCAAGCGTTTCGATTATAGTTCTCCCTATCCCATTCCTAAGAGCATCATCCATGATATTATACCAACGATTGATCTTTTCTGAATCAGAACAATCAACAATCATTGTCTCAAACAGCCATACAGCCTTATCACCCGAATTAAAGGGAGCGATCAATCCGCCGTGCTTCTTATAGCTGGTTGTTATATATCCCGCCCACGGCGGCGACAATTGGTTGTGAAGTACATATTCACGTGCTTCAATGCGTGTTAGTTTTTGAAAACCGTTTTCCGAAACAACCCAAGACGACCGTGACGGCCTGTATTTCATGGCCTGGTATATTTCGACTGACACCCATTGCGATTCGGGCGCGGCCAATTTTTTTTGGGATGTAAAGCCAGATGAAAACGTTTTTTTGCGCGGAACGCAGTCGCAATAATCACCGGAAACGCAGCATATTTCTTTTTGTGGTTCGGAAGGCAACTCTTTCCAATGGTCTTTTATTTGCCTTCCGATTAGCTGTAAGGTGTGCATTATCTGCCTCTCCCGCCTCTTCCGCTTCCAGTAGCTTTTTGCATCACAATCACCTCCTTATAAAAAATTCGATATTTGTGGTAAAATATGTTCATATTCTTGAAAAGTACGTGGATACAGTGCTTTCAAAACAGACATATCGCCATTATTTGAAAATTTAACCTCTAACGGTGTATTATGGCGTATTTGCATTTTGTCATATCCGAGTCGTGCTTTTTTTCGATAGATCGGATGAAAAGGGATTTTTCGCAATGCCGCGAAACGATATATATCTATTGTTCTCCACTTAACAATAGGAGTCAATATGTTAGACAGTTCGCGCTTTGCATAATAATTATCACCACGAACAAAATAGTTTATTTTTCTTCCTCTCGATTCGTCAATTCTTAAACCTAAAATCGTTCCATCCACATCAAACTTATCCATTAATTCCCAACGAGGCTTTTCAAGGCAATAATACACAAAATCTCGCATCGGATGAAAAGCATCAAAATCGACTGTTGATAGTGATTTTTTTAATGTATTCTCATCCGGTTTGGTCATATAAAATTTTCTTTTGATATCATAATATTCAACTACATAATCAATAAATATTTCAGTATCATCTGTTTCTATACCGGAATGATTGAACATAACGAGAGATATTTTATCAATCAAACCGCTTTCATGCAATAACTGTAATATCGTCATACTATCTTTTCCAAAAGATAGAGAAAAACAAACAAATTTACAGCTATCCAAAAAAGATTCTATTTTGAGGATTGTTTTTTTTGCATTCGCCTCAAGATAGTTGGTGTATATTTTAGCCGCAACAATATCTTCCATGAAATAATTGTGGAAATTCAAACCGCATCCCCCACATAACACGTTTGCAATCGGTTCGTTGTATTCCAATACGGCGGCCTTACTCTACCGAAACGAACACCGTCTTTTTTAGGGAAAAAGCGCATGTAACGTCCATCCTTCTCAATAGACCAATCGTGATTGATTCCACGTACTCGGATATTGTTTACACGGCCTTTCCCGTAAGAACCCTTTTTACCTAAGTATTTTATCTTTTCCAAAAGAGTTTTTATCTTGCATTTTTCTCCGCGAACATAAGCAATCATCCGATTGCACATACAGAGAACCATCGGCATATTATACTCTCTGTAAGCGCCGGACATCGTATTAAAACTGCAACCAAGAAGATGTGAGCGATTTTGGCGAAATTTTTTTCTCCAGTATTGGATTGATTCAGGATGTCGTTCCGGCTCCGGGAACAACGCCGATGCTTTCCAACCCCATGTATCACCAACCTTCCACTTTTCAACCGGAATTTCGGGATGAAAAATATCATCTGAATTGCGATCAACAATTCCTATTTTCTCAATCGGCATGGCCGCCCATTCCAAAAGTCCATCAAGGTGAAGCGGAAATGATGGGCTATACACGACACCAGTTCCGTCAAGCTCAAAAATAACTTTTAGATTCACTTTATAGCCTCCTTAAATGCGCTTATCTCATTCAAAAAAGCAATGATAGAATCTTTCTTTTCAACCAAAAAATCATCATACGGTTTCGGGTCTGGAAGGTTCTCAAAAACAAAATTAACGCCTCCCAAATCGCGCCTTGCTTCCGCACCGAGCCGTCCCTTTTCAGATATCAATAATAATCCACGCGCCAACGCACCCTTTTCGATATCTGTCAGATAAGGTCCGTAATCAACGCCCCCGTCAAGCACAACACCAGGTTTTAGGCATTCACAATTTGCAATCATACTTGAGTTCTCATCATCATTGTGGCCTTCATGGTCTTCGCGTCGTGTGAGGAATACCCACTCGAAAAGATCATTAACATCAATATCGCTATCAAACCCCCACTGTTTGCACACCGGCCTTAGGTCTCCAAAATTACAACGTCCAGACAATACGCGGTTCCCGAATGCAAAACCGAGCAATGATAATGCTGGAAAGTTTTCTCTAATCTGCTTGATCCCGTCTGCTCGGATAGCTGTTTTACCAGCTACTTTCATAATGTCACTTAAAGACTTGCTTTGCTCAGATAGTGCGCCTCCTGAATACAGTGCATGAAAAAACCACAACTCGACAGGAGGCGTGTCGCGGCGCGGCGTCAATCCAAGTGATTCAAGGAAATGATCGGCCAATAAATCGCGCATGAGACCTCTCATGGCATTACCGGCGTAATAAGGTAGGGATAAGACTGACTCCTTATTTGAAAGCACACCCATGCGCCTGAAAAGCGTTGCATTGCCTGCTTTTATGTCTGACCCATGAGAAAGTGGAGTGCTGCAAACTACATTAATACCGATATCAAACGGCTTTCTTTGCACTGCCACGCCTTGTGGCTTATCCTCGATATCAATATCTATGCCTGAGATAATGTCGCGCCGTTCCTTATCGTCTCTGATAAAGCATAGCATGGCGGCCAGTTTGGGATATTCGCGCATCCATGAAACCATGATATTTGATTCCGGTTGCATTGCAACCCGAATGAAATCTGTTTTTATATCATGATTTAACTTTCCGACAGATGCGTTAACAAGCACGCATAACCGTTCAGAAAACTTTAACAATGTTTTTTCAGTGGCTGCCTGCAAAATGCGATCAGATAAAAAGTCGGCGAAATTACGGCTCATTTTTATGTCGCTGGCAAATCTGATTTGTCTCAGCATCTCAATTGTTGTAATAAAATCTCGATTCATTTTTTTGTTCCTCCATTTCATTGGTGTTTTTTAGCAAAATTGCTGTTTTAGGTCCATCATTAACAACCCGGTCAATCAAACATTTACGACAATAGTATATTCCAGGCACTTCCGCTGACTCGCTTAAAGCATGCATTGAACAAAATGAACATTGCATTTTTTATTCCTTATGCCGCTATTCGTAAAATATTAGCAGTCTGCAAAACATTGTTTTCGACTTTATAATTTTTACGTCCTTCAAATTCCTCAACAATTTGAGTCTCAATTTCTTTTGCAGGTTTAACGCCGTAATTTCTCGGAAGCCATCCTTTGCCTTTGCAAGCGGCAATATTGAATCGTCTCAAAATGTCATGGTCATTGAATGTTAAATGAGCGGTTCCTTTTTTGAAACAATCAACAGTGAAATAGGTTGATTCAATTCCCTTGTTTTGGCCTGTTTCAAATGCTTCAGAAATAGCATCCGACATACGAGCATACTTACTTTGCATCCCGTCAAAATAGTTCATGACCAAATCAATGTCATTGAGTTGACGTTTAGCCTCATAGTCAAGACTCCATTTTCCCCAGTTTTGAAACGGTTCTGCATAAGATGACCTAATCGGAATTATTACTTTTTTGTTGCACTTATAAGCGTTGTTCGTTCTCCAACCGTTGAAATAATGGATGTTTTTGGTGTACAATTCCTCATGATAAGCATGGCGGATTGTGAACATGTCAAATATCTCAAGAACGGCCTCTTCAATCGTTTTTGGGAAGTTTCTAATTGTATTCAATATAAATTGATTGCAATTATATTCAGTAAAATCAAGAGACTTTACAATTTCTATATTGCTGTAAAATTCTTTAAATCTATTACCAGTCAATCGGCATCTGACCATATCAACATCAATAAGTTTTTTCCAAAAGGATGCTCGCATTTCTTGACATATATTATTCATATCGGCTTGCATTTTCTCGGTTAATGTTGACCCTTTTGAATAATCGTCTTTCGATGTTTTAATTCTTATCCATTCACCAATTTTACGATGATTTTTGTAATAATTTAGAAGCGTTTCCTGTGCAATTCTCATGCATTGATTGTATTCAGCAACCAAATCCTTAATTGTTTTTTTTGTGGCGACATCTTTGCATTCGGTGTCAACTTCTATATTCTTTTCTTTAGGCTTTGAAAGACCATCGAATAGATCATCTTCAACCTTGCGATTGACCCTAATGTCAATCAATGCAATATCAACCACCGCGCGCCTCTCGGCCTCAAGGAAAGCCCCTTCGATATACTCAATGTCGGCATTAAGCCGTTCAAGTTCGCTTGCCAAATGCCTTCTCTTGTTCGTATGCGGGTTCTTTAGCGTCTCTGCATTAAGAAGACAAATTATTTGGCCTGAATAAAGAATTTCAATTGCTTTTAGGAGATGGTCGGCTCCTTTTGAAAAGGGCGGGTTCATAATTATAAGATCAAACTTGTCATGGCCTATGAATGTCAAAAAATCTGTGTCGATTACTCTTATACCCTTGCCCGTCAAAATTGACCTGAGATTTTCATCTTTCTCGATTGCGCACATTGCATTGAAACCGTGATACTTATATTTAGACGATTTCAAATATTCCAATATGGCGCCATCTCCCGCCGATGGCTCTAATATGCTTTCCTTTAATCGGTCAATTTTGGAAACCATTTTCGCAATTAGGCTTTCTGGCGTCGGATAATAATCTTTCGGATATTGCATAGCTTTTTACCTCAATTTGGTCTTTTGTTTTGGCATGGTCATTGCCGTTAATTAACGTCTATTAACATAAGTTTTCAAAAAGCGTCAATAAAATAAAAAAAGCCCAAACAGGATAAACCAGCCGGGCTTCGTTAATATTATATATAAAACGATTATCTATCCGAAAAATCTTTTCCGATGATGGGCTTTCATTTGCCTCGTAAGCTCTTCGCGTTCTTCCCATGACATGGTCTCAATTTCTTCCTGGGTGTAAACCTTTGTCTTTGGTTGTTCTTTTTGATTGTCGCCATCAGTGTTTTTGCCGTCGCCGCCATACATCCTGTTTAACGATTTTACCTTGTGCTCGTACAGCCCAAACAACTGATCATAAGTCACGCCGCCTTCAAGATAGGAAAGCGTGTAAAAGTGTTCTAATCGGTATCCTGGGTAGTGCTCGCAGACGAATTGGATGGCCTCTTCTTCGGTAATGCTGACTTGATCCTGTTGAAGAGGCTCATCCCGTTTTTTAAGGAGTTCTCAAAATTTTGCTCCCAGACATTTTCAACGAATTGAACAAGCTGGTCATTGTCAATTTCAGTTGTTATATCCGAATCAAAGTCTCTAAAAACCATCTTCGCGATATCATCAACATTGTCAAAAATAACGTCTTTAACCTTTTGCGCAAGATCAACATATCTTACGTTTTTAAGTTCTTCTGGTTTACTGCTATCGCCAACCAATTCAAAATATGCATCGACAATAGACTGCAAAACAAGTTTTTGATTTGCAACCGAAAGCGGATACATTTGGACTGTTTGCAATTCATCAATCCCAAAGGTGAACTTTCTTATCTTTGGGTTGACACTATTTTTTTGAGCCATTTTTAAATAACCTCCATTAGTCTTTTTTATTAACTGCTCCAATAAATTCTACCAAGCGGCATCGTATCCCAGGTTGTAACGCTAATCCCATCGACGGATGAATCGGCGCTGATAGCAACAATTTCCCAAGACATAGCGGATGCCTCGGAAATAGAAGTTGCCAAAGACAGAGGACTTTTTACCTGGGCACGCGGTAAAACAACATACATATAATCTCCGTTCGGGTACTGAAAATGCAACTCGCATCTCATAATTTCGGGAGCCAAAATACTCCCAAGCTTTATCTCCCCACCCTCGCCGGTGGTTCTCGAAAGATTGCTACCAGCGGCAACGTAAGGAGTCATACGAAGCGTTAATGTGTCGCCTGCGGCCCAAGTACCCGTAAAGAAGTTTGCGGCCATTGTGAAGTATACGTCAGACCCATTTTCAGGCGCAAATTCGGACGCTACCGCGCCGTCTGATCCGCCGTCTTGCAGATAACCATCCAATGCCGAATAGCATTTGAAATTTGTCTCGTCGGTAAACACAAAAATAAACGTATCCGCTGGCGTTCCGTCATTGTCAAACGATAACTTAGTGTCATCATAAGTGCCGGACGTAGAGCTTTTAGCAACCTCGCTATATGACGCCGCAACGGAATCATAAGGGTTAAGACCATTAGCAATGCCAATGTTGAAAGGGTTTATGTCTTGTGGGGAAACATTGACTTTGAATGACTCGCTAAGCGGAATCGTGTATGCAATCGTCTCAGGAAAATCATGCATCAAATCCAAAAACTCTTTCTCGCTGGCAATGTCCTGTTCGGAAACGGCGCCTATACTGTTAGCTGATTTCGTCAATTGCACGGTCGTTTGCTCAATGTTTGCCGCCCACGGGCCAAGCCGAGTGTCGAATTTTCCGACAAACGCATTTTCAGGATTTACATAAGTTGCTCCAGCCATTTTATTTTTCTCCTAAATTATAAAGTTTTTTTATCCTGTTATTATATTGGAAGTTATTTCTGCCTTGTAATACTTTAGGCCAATTGTAGGGCCGTTTAATGGGCCGACGCCGGGCATAAGATTGTTAAATACTATTTTATTCCCGGAATCAGTCCACGTGCCAGAATCGTTATCAATGTCATATAGAGTAATTCTCTTTAGGCCGCATTGATCATTGTCGAAGTCGGTAATCGCATCATAAACCAAATCTCTCAGTGCCAAGCATTTCCGGCCATAATCATCATCTTTTGCACACATAAAGCAATCAAACTCAAAACCTGAATAGTCAGAAATTTCATCTCGAATTGAGTTTAGAACAACCCATTTTGCAACCGTTGTCGGTACGTCAAAGGCGTTATTGTCAAAATAGAAACTTATCCCGTTATCAGGTGTTTCAATAGTTTCAACAAAATATCGCTGTATTGAGCGCCTTATGTTTGATAGTTTTTGGTTGGCTCCGAGGCTCAATTGACGTTATCTCCATTTTGATTCTATCGTTTTCGCTGACTTCTCATGTTGTTTTATAAAACCGGCTTTTGAGTAATTCTCGGTTGTCGGAGCGAACAATGGCCTGGCCGGTTGCCCTTTACGCCCTTTCTCAAGCCAGCGTGCATATTTTACAATTTCCATCGGCCTCCCGCCAGTGTTATGCCAGCTTTTCCCACCCTTATCGAATATTCCCGGTTGAATACCGGCAAACCAAAAGCCCTCATACTTGAAAGCCTTTATTGATCCATACAGATCACCATCAAGCAACCAATATTTTAGATGTCCTACACGGTCTTGTTTCCATTGGGCATAACGCTGATTGTATGGAGCCATTGCAAATGCTTGATTTGAAATGTTCTCTAAAATAGCATTTGCAAGCTCCTTAGCGCAGCTTTTGGGAAGTTCTTTTTCCTCTTTTTCAATCGTTTTTTTTACATTTTCAACAGACTTGATATATTTCTTCATGTCGGTTTTATCAAACTCAATTGTGAACATATCAATTAATTTGGCAAAAAATCAGCCAACCGTCGCTCGGCAATTTCAATGTAATCCTTTTCTTTTTCAATCCCAATACATTCAAACCCTTCTTTTTCACATGCAATTGCCGTTGATCCGCTTCCCAAAAAGGGGTCTAAAACCACACCGCCCGGAGGCGTTATCAAACGCACTAAATAACGCATAAGCTTTAACGGCTTGACGGTTGGATGATTGTTGTATTCCCCGCGTTCCTTTGGTCTTGCTTTGGCGCAGTAAAAATAGCGTGCAGCGGAGCCCTGTGAACCTTCAAATAGTTGCCCTGTTCTGGCATAATTTTTGCCACTCATGGCCCTGTTTTCAGATTCTTTTGCCTTATGGTGCGGCAATATTGAACCGGATTTTGTTTCAGGAAACAATCCAACAACCTCATCGCTGCCGTCGTGAATGAAATTGGCCGGAAAGCGCCCAACGTTTTGCTTTTGTGGCGCATCTATTTTGCCACAACAATTAATTGTGCTATCTTTACGCTTGCGTGGTGTTATCGGCCCAAACAATGACTTTTGGTCTCCTGCCTGCATTTCCACCCGACACCCATCAATATTTATCGCCCCGGTTCCCCATTTGAGCACGTTTGCGGCAATCGTCTTTTCGCTTAACGGCTTGCGGGCAAGAGTGATGGGCTCCAATGCTGGTTTTAGGGCTGTTCCGTAGCCTTGCCATTGACAAGCTTGTTGTGAGGCTGGCTCAGTTTCCCATGCTTGGCCTTGCTTTTCTAGTGGTTTTGCTCTCCAAGGCCTCTGCCAAGCTTCACCAACAGAATCATATCTTCTTCCACCCGCAGGTGTCCCATCGGCATAAACCCTCCGCCCGATTATTTTTCTTTTTTTACTAAGTTTCCGATCAATAGCCTTGCTTATATCATGATTCTTAGGAAAACCGCTGCCATAAACCCAAGCAACCATATCGCGAATTTCAAAACCAGCGTCTTCAATTGCACATGCCATGCGGTGATGGGTGCGAGTTCCCGCAAAAACTAAAATATGACCGCCGGGTTTTAAAACCCGTAAACACTCGCGCCATACATCAACGTCGGGAATGTTATAATCCCACTTTTTTGACATAAATTTAAGTCCGTATGGTGGGTCAGTTACGATTGCGTCAATGGTATTATCTTCCATACTTCTTAGGACGTCTAAACAATCATCGTGTATAAGCTTCACCGCGCATCCCTCTCAGCAAAAACAACGTCAACGCCGTCTGATTGATATTTTGAAATTTTTGTTGCAACGAAATAGTCACTATCAACATCAAATCTATCACCGTTCTGAACGCCAACACTATGCGGGAGCCAAATAGCGACATCATGTTCGGCATAGGTCGGGAATGCATTTGACATTGCAGCCGTTACGCCCGCCGAGGCGTCAAATAAGACGATATTTTGATCACCCTTAGTCAACGTCCACGAGTCTGTCTTTTCGCCCGTGGTGGCGTCCTGTGTAGTTGATTTGCGGTATATATCGGCAATATGGTTCGACTCAATAAATCCGCATTGGTTCTCAATCACATTAGATTGGCGTCTGATGGGTGTTTTTGTAACAACTAAATATTTTACATCTTCGTCGTCTGCAAAATAAAACACGTCACCGGCTTCGATAACGGTGTCATAATAAAACCTGCCGAGCCATTGATGCCCGCCTAAATAATCAGGGTTGCCTGTTCCGACTGTCTGATAGGCCGCATATTCCGCACGATAATCCCCAGGGGGATAAAATTTGCGGCCCACCCTGTCAATCATGGTTCTGACTCTGCGCCCATAATCAATCATAACGGCACGCCAAACTTATCGTATCGGTATCCCGGACCAACGGCTCCGAAAACTCCCGTGCCATTAGTCAGGCTTGACCCAATCTTTCCGGCATATACTTGACCGGCAAAGTCATCTTCCCACTCCGCATCAAGCATTTTTAGAAGCCGTTCATACGAGTCAAACACCTGCTTTACCGGGGAACCGGCATAATCATACGAACTTGCCTCATCACGCAACAATGACCATATCACGTTTCTTTCAACGCGGTTGGCAAGCCAGAGCCTTTGGTTGCTGTCTTCGGAAGCGGACTCAATGGTAACGCCACACGTCGTTTGAGCCTTGCGTATGGCGGCCTCGATCTTCTTCGCGTCGGGATATTCAGCCCATTCCTCGAACGTTTCACTTATAAATTGTTTCTTGTTCATCGGCGTATTGCGGGTGTTCGTATAAGAAGTTTCTGACCCACTTGTTCAGTTTCGCCGCGCCCATATTCGGATGCGGCTTCGGCACCGTCTGATTAGATTCCGCCATGTCAACTGCCAGTTGGCGCAGGTCATCAATCGGCAAATCATCAATCACAACAACAGATGGTTCGGAAATATCATCAACATCTTCTTCTTTTACATCAATTTGTTGCAAAACCGGCTCTTGTTTATTTTCAACAATTTCGGTGTAACCATCAATGTTAGATTCAGACCAAAACGTACCATTGGGTTTGATACGCATCCGACCCAATTGCCCGTTCTCATCCTTACTGCCATCAACGACAATGTAACCGCCAGTTATGTTCCGTAATAGTATCACTGTCCCTCCTTCACATTATGAAATTGGGTTTAGGCTACGTCGAGAGTGGCAATGGCCTGGTTGGATCGCAACGCCCAAATCCCAAGCCACTGAATACGAGTTTTGACCGCATCCGGATCGTTGCCTTCCCACGTCTTGGGCAGCATACCATACCGCGTGGCGCCAATGCCCATCGGGGCGTTATTCCATTGCAGCAGCGGCTTGCCGCCGACTGTCTCGGCCATAAACACAAGGCGTTTGTCAGGCAGAAACTCAATGGTGGCTTTCACGAAATCCCTGCCCGGAACGAACGTTTCGCTCGGGGAATCCGAAAGCGTAATCTCATTTCCAGAGATGCTTGAAATGGTTTCTTCTTCAACAACCTCAAAATTGTCTTCATCACCACGGCAAAACTGCAATGTGGCCCCGGCGCGAAGGTCAATGGCGTTGTCGACTGTGAACTTATCAGAAACGATTGTACTCGTCATGTGAGCAATAACCTGGTGCGCCTGGTCAAACCTCACAAACGGCACCTTGAACAAATCTTTGTATGCTTCCCAGGGTTGCGTAATAGGATTGTAGGCTCCCCTGAATGCGCTGTTTTTCATCATATCGCGAAGCGTTGTGTCGCCGGCGATGTACGTGTTAAACGTAGTTGAATTGCAGATCACCGCGGTTACGGGGGAACCACAAGATTTTCTCACAACGTCCATTTTGGTGTTGACATCGCCCATAGGGTCTCTCGATGAGCCCGTTCCCCACACATAATTGCCCGTCAAAGTTTCTTTGTGAGTTGACGGAATGCGATAATTTACATTAAACGTCATCCCGCTTTGATCTTTGTAGGCGATCACACCCTTATTGCATGGAATGCTGGCGGCGAGCCATTCACGGCGCAGCATAACACGTCGAGTCAAATCATCAACGGTTTCTAGACACGCAACCTCAGCGGCCTGTCTTGCGACCGGATCGGGGTTCAAACACAAATTCAAATCTTCTTCCGTGTAGACGATTTTTTCATTGATCAGACATCCTTTTTGCGTCACCCAGGAAGCCCCGCCGCCTCTGTACTGCGGAGCAGCGACACCACGATCAGTAATCGGGGCCATCCCGTTCGTACCGTGCAGCATGAGATATTTAATCTCGTTGGTAGGCGAATTAACCTGAGATGGGAACTTGGTTGAAAAGTACATGCCTTCATCCGGCATGGCGTCTTTTACAACCTCGTTAATTGTTGACGTTCTTACAATTTTAGGAATTGGCATAACCTATCTCCTTCATATCTTTTTGTTAAAATTTTGAGCCAGGCTATACCATCAAATACCCGGCGAATTCTTTTGCACCAAGCGCATTCACGGCATCGGCGTCAATATTGCCAAGCGCTGCGCGTTTGAGTTTTGCGTTCTTAAAAATACCCTGGCCGTATGCGGTGTTAGCGGAAGCCAGCTTGCCATAGCCTGTGTTTCGTTCTCTTCCGAGAATGCATACTGCGGTTTGCATCGTCGGAGTGTACACGTAAATCATTGCATCGGCGTCGGTTGTAAACGTTCCGGTCGGGACATTTGAAACAGCGATAGTGGTGTTGGTTGATCCCTTCGTGATTGAGGTAATCGTGCCGATATTGACAGCGTCGGAATCATCATCAACAATGACAAGGGTTTGACCGACCTTTAACCCAACGGCATTGGCGTTCGCAACCACCGCATTTTTCCCGGTGGAGTTCGCGGTTGTGTTGACAACAGAACCGGCCAAATCAGTCGTTGCATTCGCAATCGACGGCGAGGTGAAGCCCACACCGGCAACCAGTGCCGTAAAAACCAAATCGGCGCCGGAACTGGTCAGGACGATATCCTGGCCGAGATAATCGGATGCGTAGGCAGTCACAAAATTGCCCGCGGTAGTGGTAAGATCAGTGTCGAATGTTGCGGTTCTTGTCAGATCACCAGCGCCAGAAATGGTCGCGGTTCCACTCGTTCCGGTTAATGTGAGCGTGTCAACCTGTTTCGCTGCGGCCCCAAAATCACTCGCAAGCAATGCGGATGGGTTGCCATTCGGATAACAACACGCGGTATTGGAAGTCGTAAACCCACCACTTGCAGTAATCGGATAAGTTGCGGTTACACCGGCAAAAATGGCGGAGGTCGTTCTGTCGATTGCTGTAATCGGCCCGAGGTTTTCAGGTGTAGTGGTTCCGTCATCGGCCACAATCAATTCATCGCCAACGCTCAGACGATAAGAATCCTCAATCGGAACGTATACAACCGTGGCGCCATCAGCGGCATCGGCGGTCAAAAAGATGCGCCCTGCAAGCATGTACGGGTTTGTTACCATTGCGTCATAAACAGCCGGAACATAAGGCACGTGAACTCTATTACCAACACCACTCGCGGCGGTTCTTTTCATGGCCAAAACCATGCCAGGCACGAGGACTCCATAGCCGACATCCAGCATAATTGAGGCCAACATCGCTTGTTCTTGTGGCGATTCCCAAAGGTCTTCAACGCGAACCTGGCCGCTTTTGAAATATCCCGGTCCACCGGGGAAATTGCTTAACATAATTTTAATCTCCTTTTTTATATAACCAAAAAATCAAGATTGTGCGTTTGATCCCCTGGGTTAATTATTTCTCAGACGTTTGATATAATCCTTATCATAGCCGTCACTGGCATTGCCGTCACCGACAACAGAACCAACACCGCTAACTGTTTGAGAAGCGGCGGCAGTGTCTTTTTGTTTTTTACCGGCAGCCTCTTTTTTGGGTTCGGGCGTATCGACAAAATCATTCGGCAATGAAATAGGGTATTGTTTTCCGGCAACGCTCAAAACGACTTGTTTTTCGTCACCGTCGTTAATAATTGACAATGCTGCTCCGGAGACAGCTTTTGTCACGGCGTCATCAACAATCTCATCCAATCCGTTGCGGATTTCAGTCAAGGCGGCCGCATACCCGCTGGCGTCAAAAGAGCCGTCTTCGAGAACAAATCCAGAAGCGTCAACGGAAGCAGACAACGCCTCAATAACCCTGCTGCCACTGCTTTTGCCAAACACAGTTTCCTTCACAAAGGCGATTGCACTCTCATGTTTTTTGATAGGCGGGTCGTCGTTTGCGACGGCATCGCGTGTTTTTTGTTCATCCTTTTCATCAATTTTAGCTCCCATAACCACAATTCCTTTCGATTTTATGGAACACTCACTTGAAAAACGCTCAAGGGCTTGTTCCCAATTTTCAATTCTATCAACCAGACCGGCATCCAAGGCTTCCTCACCAAGAAAACATCGACCGTCAAACGAAACGATTTTCTCTTTTGATATGCCGGTATTTTTAGAAACGTCATTGACAAACATGTCACCGAATTTTTCGACAATACCCTGAATATACTCGGCCTTCTCGTCTGTCATCTCAAGTTCACCGCTAAAAGCTGTTTTCATGGACGCGGTCGTAAATTCGTGCAACCGGATTCCAAGTTTTCCGAGCATTTCGGTTTGGTCAACAACGATTGAAAGAGAACCAATCCCGCCAACCAGGGCATCAACGGAAGCCGACCTTTCGGTTGCGGCAGACGCCCAATAGTATCCGGCTGAGGCCACAAGAGAGTCGGTATAAGCCAAGACTGGTTTTTTTGCATTTCCTAATACGATGCTCTGATCGTGCAAACCCTGGGCATCACCACCGGGAGTATCTAATTTCAAAACTATCCCATTAACGCTGTCATCTTCATTCGCAATAGAAAAATCTTTGAGAATACGATCAGTTGTTGCCAAGTCGTAAAGCCACGCGATGTACGGGGCCACACCCCGCATCATAACACCATTGACTTCTAATATCTCGATTCCATCTCTTGTTATTTTGCGTTCGCGTTTATCCCCAAACTCAAGAAAATCACCCTCAAATGATTCCACGTTAGAAAGCAGTTGGCTTTTGCCATTCCAAACATTCCATTGAGAAACCGGCGCATATTGAGCGACAATTGCCCAAACCGGAACCTGTTGAAAAAGTGAAATTGCATTTTTAACGTATTGGCCATCAACGTTTATATTATTCGTTGGCTGTTTCGTCTTCGTTTCCGTTTCCTTCTCCAACGTCGTTTCCTTTCCCTAATTCTACGTTCAATTCGTCTCTATTTGGCGACGGCCCAGTGTCAGGATACAGCATGTCCTCAGTTGCAAGATTAAGTCGTTCATTGTGATAATTCCCAACACCAAATCTGCGCGCCGATGTATTACGAGAAATTCCAAATTGGACCGTACCATCATTTTTAGTGCCAAGAGCCTCAGACACAAGACCGGCCCGTTCCTGATTCTCATTTTGAGGATATGTAAAGTCTAACAAGTCCCAAGGATCATTAGGTACAAGCCCAATAACCGGTTTTTTATTTTTGAAGTCAACCACACGGCTTGTCTTGAACTGTTTTGGAAATGAATATGCAGCACTATGCAAAAACAAAACAGGCTTCCAAAACTCGTATTTAGTCAATATCATGTGCCAATTTTGGAAATGCCTTATTCTTTCAACCAGCGGTGCGCGAGTTGATTTTACAGAAGCGAATGTTCCGTCAGAAGAACCAGTCACGATATCAGATGGAGTATTCAAACCGGAAACAACCATCTCAAGGATATCTGAATCCTGGCCTGAAATTGGTTGCAACGCCGGTCCGACAGCGTCAAGACGGCACCCTGGAACCTCGAAAACGGTGGAACCGGGTGTTTTTTGTCCGATAAGCCCTATTTTTTTTAGCGTTTCTTTGTCCAAACCTACCAAAAAGTCAAACGCCTCTTGGGTCTCAGGGCGGACCCTCCACACGTAGGCCGCGTTTGATCGTTTGTGGTCAACCTCAATCAACTTCAGCATTGTATAAAGATTGTTCCATGCGATTATGGTTCTAAGCTTTGATATCGGCCGCTCCGTAATGTATTCCCCTTCCCAATCAACGATAAACATTGTGTTGCCACGCAACGAACTAAATTTAGGATCGTTTTTGTTGCCATAAAATATAAATTTGTTGTCAATTTTGCTTTCGTTGATTAGAGTTTTTATTTTTTTGTCATCTATTAGGGAAGGAGCGTATGCAAGGTTTATACTCGGTACATATAAAATCTCATCGTTTTTTTTGATTTTATACCACAGAGGCATGTGGGTTTTATCTGGATGGAAGTAGATTTTCTTAACGGTGATAGGGTCAATGTAATCGACTTCAACAAATGGAGCGTCGCTGCTTAATGTCAGGCAGGTATAGTTTTCACCGGTTACTCGGTAATGCAATAGAAATTGTCGGTATCTGTAATAAAGTTTATTACGGAAATCGCTGTAATGAGATTTTAATAATTTTCTGATTCGCGGTATTGATGATGTTATTTCAAATCCATCACCGGTTACGGAATCGCAAAAATCATTGACGGCTGTCTGTACGAAAGGGCTTGATTTGTAAGATTTCCAACACGCCTCATAAAGGGCCTCGTAGGAATTGTCACCTCCTGTTGACATCCCAACAACGGCGTCAATCAGGTTTTCACCGCTCATTGGTGCGCCGTCCGGGTCTCTGAATGACCCACTCAGGCTATCCGCCATCCGCATGACATCGTTATACATCGCATTGAACATTACTTATTTATTGCCTTTCAAAAAAGTAATATGAACAATAGTAATATTACTATTGCCAAAAATTACCTATTGTGATACACAATTTTGCAATAATGTCAACAATAAAAACAATTAAATTGATATTTTATAGAGGAAATGTATGTCTGAACTAGATGTTTTAGGCCAAATACGCGATGTGATAAGCGTAAGGGGAGATATCGGGGGAAGTCCTAAAAGGGTTGAATTCACGCCTATCCCAAGATGTGATGGGATGAATTGCGCTTACAGGGAGTCGGGTGCATGCACGCTTTCGGACGGAGATATTGACCCCAGGGGGCCGTGTGAGATCATACGGAAGTCAGTTAATGTGATAAGGGAAGCTCTTGATGATGAGTATTATATGTTGGGTAACGATGCGTGGATTTTGATAGGACTGACATTGATGCCAACCATTGTAACGGCGGCAAGAATGCAGCTTGAAATGCAGGGTACAAAGATTCAGTTTTCAGACAAGAGATCATCAGGCAAGGGTGTGAATGATATTTTTGTGCAATCATTAGGTGTGTCGAAAGCTATCCGTCAAACTATAAGCTATTTGAACTACGCAAAAAGGAAAGCTCTCCATGCGGCTAAGATGGAAAAACGAGGAATAAAAAATGTTTCAGGCGCCGGGCAAGCACACCTGAAATCGCTTGGCATGTGATTAACTCGGATAATCAATCCTACGAGCGTCAATAACCAACATAATTTCAACTCTTTTCAGGTACTTGCCTTCTTTGGCATAATTTTTATGATTATTACCAACTTCATCTTCCATCAAAGCGCAAGAAACCTTAGTAGCATCTTGGATTTGATCTGCTAAAATAGCGTGTTTGACTTCTACCCCATCCACATCATGTTTAACGATATATAGCTGCGTTTTTTCAAGTTTAGAATTATTATTCATCTTTTCCTCTATCTAACCGTCTTGTTTTTTGAAAAATATTCATCAAACGAATCACGAATCAGTTTAAGCAATTCATCATTACAAGAGAACCATGTATTACAAGAGAACCCTGTCCATTGCAAATCGTCATGCGCTGTTAATAATACTAATGAGTAACCATCATATTCAATCCGCACTTCATTTTTTCCGGATTCTTTTGACACAAAAACTTTTCCGTCTTTTCTCATATTAACAACCTCAATTTTTTAAGATTTTCATTAGGCACATCTCTCCCCCTTTTTCGGGTGGTCTAACTCCGCAGAGTCAAACACAAGGCCAGCTGCTACGGCCCATCCCGATACTCAGGCAATCCCTGGGTAAAAACCCACAAGCTCATTTTTAACGCATTCGAGCCTGCTTTTCGTCCGGCACTTTTCCGCCTGCCGGAACAACGAGAGGTTTTTTGCAGCTATGCGGCCTCATGTTGCGTGTCGGCGGGAATCCGCTGATTTAACAGCGCCACCACCAAAGTGGAGAGTTGGGACGCTCCTTCTTTGGATTTAACTTTTTTGCTTTCATTGTCTGCTCAGGTTGCATAATATATTTTTGGGTTGAAAGCGTACCGTTTTGAAAAAACAACGCTGCTAAACAAAAAAAGCGTTCTTATGAGAGGGGACGGCTTACAACACAGAAAAAGCCGTCTCCCAGGTGGCGGCCAAGGAAACCCTCTCATAAAAACGCTTTATAATCTGTGTTGTCGTTACAATCTCAGGACTCCGCGTTGCCTAAGCGCTTCAACGTCCTGAAACTGTCTAAAGATATAGTTTATTTTTGGTTGTGTCAATAAAAAGTTGTTGTAAAGTTTTAAAATCAACGAAGCCCATACTGAGCCTTATTAACCAGCCTATCGTTTTGAAACATAGCATTCATGTTCGATCCGTCCGAATTCTCCCATGAATACATTTTTGTTGTAACACTTTTCATAACACCGGGAATGCCTTCCAAGTGATTAGTCGCCAAATTTTCACCATCATATCCGATTATCCTTACTACATCAGCGTATGACATGCCATTCTGGATAGCATCATATTTTGCCTTTGTAAGCTTTTTTGACTTTACATTTCGGTTTTCTTTTTGGGGTGGAGTATATCTTGGCTCCCCGCCAAATTCTTCATGTTTTTCAACATGCTTATCGGATTTCTTTAAAACCGGAGTGTTTGAATAATGGGTTACTCCGTTTTCATCGACCCACTTATATAAATCGGCGCTGGCCGGTTGAGCAATGAAAAGAAATGCTGTAAGAATTAAAATTGATCTCATTGTAACCTCCGTTGTAATACGTTGGTGGCATAACGCTAAGCTAACCGGCGCAAAAGGGTGAAGTGTAACGGAACCCTTTTGCGTCCGAGTTTAGCGCCGGGTTAGGCTGCGTAATATTCCCACGCTGCTGTTATTGTTTTGTATTTGCGCCACATGAACGAATCTATAAAACGCTTGAATCGTTTTTCTTTTTTCGTTCCTCTAAACGGCATGATGTACGGGTCCTGTCCGTATCCCTTTAAAATATCGCATCTGTGTAAGTCCTGTTTTTCAGTTGAGTCATATCCGATCAGAACATATACACGGCAGCCTGTTATTTTATGCTTTTTTAAGATTTTCAATCCCTCAATAATCATGGATTCGTCTTGCATTCTATCCCATGCGAAATGCAGTTTTCCCTGAAATTTAGTTCTCTTCAGGGCATGGGCTTTTTTATCGTCTATCAATCTGAGATCATATCCATTTTCATCAATTACGGTTAAATCTGCGTCCCATATTTCTTCAAATGTTTTATGCCATTGCGAGTCTTGAAATGTGTTGTTGTTCAAAAGGCAAATCTTTTTAAATTTGGGATCATGAAATTCCCATATTGAATGATGTTTGCAATCTGGATGATCCATTTTTGGCACTTTGCAAAACGCGCATGAATTAAAGCACGGCCTGAACGTATATCCTAAACTGTAATCAATCCCTGTCAGGCTATAATCAGGCTCCATTTTTTCAATATCGGCAGGCAGCACTGAATTGTCAAATGCCGGCCCCCCATATTCGTCAGCAATAAAACGATTCCTGTTTTTTTCAAATAGAATAGACGCATACCGATAATCAGCGGGGATTATCGGCATATTAAACAAAACGCTATCGCCGTTCGCTTTATGCCACGCTGATATTTTCATTAATGCCAAATTATGTTTGGGTGCATCTGTATATAAATTTATTTTCATGTTGTCTGCATAACGATTAGCTAACCGGCTGTGAAGGCTGTAGCGAGCTTGCGAGCGGAAGCCTGACCAGTCCTCCGGTTGAGCGACTTGTTATGTTGCGTTGAACTCATAAGCCGGCCTTGGCAGGGAAATTGCGCAAGCAATTTGCATGACAAGATCAGACGGCTCGTGGTAATCAAATAATTCATAAAGTTATTCTTCAATCGGTTCTAATAATTTCTCAATGCTTTCACGATCTTTTGTAAAAACAAAATCATGCTTTACATCTAAACCGTTCCCATTGCCTGAAACGATAAATGCACCATTCTTCCAAACAGGTTCTATTTCGTCCCAACTTACACCTTTTTCATGTAGCATTTCATGCATTTCACTTGTATTTTTCTTGTGAAGCTGCTTGGATGAATAATAACTCTGAGCAAGCATTTGGATAGAATTTCTGAGCCAATCTTGTTGACGCCAAATAAAATAATTGCATACTTCTTCTTTTGGGACATTAAAAGCACGACAATCAAATATTGCCGGTAAACGTCCATTCCAATTTGTTGAAAAAAAAGAAGACGCAATTCCGGCTGACACTGAAACAATTTTTTGCAAATTGTAATCAAACCAAGCATCAGTTTTTAATCTGTCGAAATCAGTTAATAAAATAGATATTTCATCAGATTGAACGTAGGCACATTTTGCACCTTGAATCTCTTGGTACAATTTTAGAGCAGTATCTTGCATAGTGGTTTGAAAATCAATATCATACGGCTTTTTGCATTTGCGAGTTAAAGTATGAAATGCTTTGCCATCTAATCTCATAATCACAAGCATACGCCTTGTAAGTTTAAATCGGTATCTGTGCTCATAATTCTCTTTCATCCGATTACCAATGGAATCTTTTTTCATATCTCAAATACCTCTCCCGTTAAGCAACATAACGTTTAAATTAACCGGAAGATTTACATCCTCCGCATAGTGTCATTAAATCTCAAACAAGCTTTATCGAAATATACTTTTGCAACCCCAATAGGCCCGTCCCGATTTTTCCTTAGTAGAAGCTCAGTCTCCCCATCGGCTGTCGGTTCGCCATAGGCTTCGCCGCGATAAATCATTATAACGCCGTGTGCGTCCTGTTCAAGCGAGCCTGAATCGCGCAGGTCGGCAAGCACTGGCCTTTTGTTCATCCTTTCTTCAACGGCCCTATTAAGTTGACTCAAGGCCAATACGGGAACGTCAAGAGATTTTGCCAACGATGCCAATGAACGACTAACTTCCCCAATCTGTTCATGACGTTTTCGGTTTCCGGTGGTTTTAATTATTTGCATATAATCAATTATAATGATATCCGGTTTTTCTTTTATCGCGAGTCTTTTTGCTTGAACGACTATATCTGCAACCGTTTTTTCAGAGTCATCATCAACCCATAATCTCCACTGGTCAATTCGAGAACATGCGTTGACAACCCTTTGCCATTCTTCTTTTGTGGAGAACCCTTGTTTTAGTTTGTGTGAGCTTACACAAGCTTCCGCAGCAATCAATCTATCAGTCAATTGCCTTCCGGGTTGTTCTATTGAAAAAATATGAACGACACCGCCATGCATACAATTAACACGCCCAATGTTAAGGGCGAATGCTGTTTTCCCCATACTCGGCCTGCCAGCCAGAATGTAGAAATTTCCATTCTGTAGCCCCATTGTCATCGTATCAAGCTCGGATATTCCCGTGCTAACTCCGGTAATATTCGATTTTGTACGATTAGCGACTTCATAGCGGTCAATGGCGTCTTCAAGATATGATCCTACAGTCATTGGCTCTTGTGATCTTATAGACGCGCCAACGGCCTTCTCAATGTCTGTATAAGCTTGTGATACAATTGTCTTTTCATCAATGGACAGGTTTGAAGCATTTTTGTTGATTTCATTGCAAGCAGCAAGAATGCGTCTACGCATGGAAAGCGCGGCTATTTTTTCAGCGTGCGCGACAGCGTTTTCGCTCATCGGAACTGTACCAATAAGCCCCGATAGGTATGTTGCGCCGCCTATCTTCCCAATCCCGCCATTGCTTTTCGCTGCGCTATGCACAGCAAGAATATCAACGGCAGCGCCTTCAGCATATATCCGATAAATAATTTCAACTACATTGGCGTTGCGCGTAGCATAAAAATCACTCGGCGCGACAATATGATATACATCCGATATCACATTGTTATCCATTAACATGCTCGCAATCAATCCCTGCTCAAGCTCTTGATCATGGGGCAAGATCACTTTTTATTTAGCCACAATCTGACAATGGGATCATCCGTGATAGGATCATCCCATTGAATTTCCCCGTTGATAACTTTTCGCAATGTTCTGCACTCTCTTGAGAGCCTAACTTTTTTAGTACGATTGTGTATTCTGCTTTTTGAATGCAGTTCAAGCAGTTCGCTTCGTTTCGTCCAATACACAAATGCGTAAACGTAAGGCATCCTTTTCGGATCATCATTATCAAATGCGCGAGTCATTTTCCGTAGTTCCCGGTTCAATCGCGCCGACGGCTTGCCCCATTCGATTGACAATCGTCCTAAACGTTTTTGTTTGCAACTTGCATACCGCTTTTCAACCTCTTTGATATATTCTTTTATCTCTTCATCCATTTTCCAAGTCCTCTGATATTTTTGAATAAATTTCTGGTTGCCAGGTTTTAAGGTCGCTTAAAATTTTTTCATCTTTTAAAATTGTACGTTTGAAAACGAAACGATATGCATCCAACAAACCACATTCGGTTTTAACATCGCGTGCGTCTACATAATGTAACCAATCTGGAAGAAAAAAGGTTCCTGTTTTGTTCCTTATGATATCAATTACCACTTGAATTTGTTTATTCATCTCTAATGTGTTAATTGCATTAAATTCACAAGCGTCTTCAGGAATAATCCTAAAAACATCATCGTCAATTCGTACTATTTTCGCCATACCTAAATCTCCGTAACCTGCCCGTAAAGAGGAAGGTTCTCATAAACTGATTTCAGGTTTCCATCATGGTCGTAAACAGGCCAGCCCGCGATTTCGGTTTTTTCTATCATGCCATGCGGTATCGGCTCGGTTTTAACATGACGATATAGCGGATTGCCATCGGGTAACGGCACTTTGCATGTAATCAGTATATACTTATCCATTTTCCCTCCATTGGTTTTGAAGCGAAATTATTTTTTTTGCTTCATCTTCGGTTAAGGGCACGTCCGGTTCAAAGTTTGGCGGTATGAAATTGTTCACTTTATCGGGCCACTTGTCAATAGTGTGCAGAACACACAGCAGATTGAACACAGCCATTGCAATATGGTGAACCCTCATCCCTCCCGAATCGTATGCGTCTTTGTCGTACTCTTGACCGAGATCATTCCATTCAGATATGTGCCGAAGCGCAGCCGCTACCATGCGATCTGTCTTGAAGCCTTTGCGCCACGAGTTGCGCCTATATTTTTTCAGCCCATACTCGTATGCCCTTGCAACTCTTCCAAGAACATCCATTGGGAGCAATGCAAGGTTCGGCTTTCCCTCTTTCCCATCATTTTTGTCTCCTTCAATCATGGCTCCAATCCTTTGCAGCATTCAATGGACTTTCTCCTGTATTTTTTGGAAATTTTCCCAATCTTTATCGTCATGGCGCGGGCCCTCTTAGCGCGATTTTTAAAACCTCTTTCCATTGAGGTAAAAGCAGCATGTTCGACCTGAAATTGATCAAACAATGTACTCATATCCTTTACCATTCTGTTCAAATCTTCTGAAATCATGTCAACCTCTGCTTTATGAATGGCCTGACAACTTCTAAAAGTGCGTGGCCAGTTTTTGGTTTACCTTTGCCGATCCATTCTTGTGCCTCTTGAACTAAATCAAGATAGGCGCCACGTGTGTAATCGTTAGATTCAACAATGACTCTTTTTGCCAAAAAATCATCCGCATCAGACTTACTACACACAATAAAATCCATTTGTTTCACATCTTTGTCCGGGTACGTCCCTTTCAGTATTGATGTATAATGTTCGCATTGTATCCACCACCTCGCGTTTGCCTGACCGTTAATTGCAGAAAAACTGCTTATTTGTTTGAAATCCCATGAATAGACGGCATCTTTGCCAACATAAAGCATATCAATAAGACAAACACGGTCATCAACTTGAAACGGGACTTGGTATTCGCAATGCTTGGCGAGTTCTCCGAGAGTCGTATTGGCTACGGGTATTGTGCTTGCTGATTCTGATTGTTTTTTTATCATGTCAAAGGTGGGAAGATTTATTGGGAACGCACCCGGTGATTCGCGACATCCATCAACCCATTCATAAAACGAAACGTTTTTTAAGTTTGGCTCTCCGTCTGCTCTTAGCCGTTTTCGGTTAAGGGCGTCAACAGCTTCGTCAAAATCATCGGCACTAAGAAGATCAAAAAAACCTTTTGGCGCGTTGCTGTCAGTATCGATAACAATGCAATTTTCTGTAAAATTATTATTAGCGCAGGCAATAAACTCATCCCAATACCACTCAAGTACATGCCCGAGCACCATTTCATGGGTCGTTGTTATCTGCCTATGAAAAGCATCCGGGCCGTCATGGTACATTCTCGATAATTCACCGCTGTGAATTACGTTGGGCAGCATGAAATATTCTTGGTCTGATTTAAGATTAAGTCTCATGGCATATCCTTAAAACTTGTTTTAAAATCGACAATATCACTTTTTTTCACAAATCCATCGAATAATTGTTTTTTGTATCCCTGGACATTGACATCCTCAACGAATGCGCCGCCATTGTTGATGGTCGTAAAAAGCCCGAAAACATCACTAAAGCCTGAAACAGGACCCTTTAATTTAATTTCCAATACGGGGTCACCGCCTTTGTCTGATGGTTTTAGACTGATGTCAACAACATCCATCCTTTTCATAAACATAATTTTATCCTCCATTTATAAGTTAGAGATAGATTAAAACGTTTTGGCACGATAATAAATATTAAGTGCTCGTATATAGTCTCGTTTATTCCCTTTATTTTCTTTTGCAGCTTTGGAATCTAATTGAGCACGTAGTCTATCAATAATTGCTTGAGCTTTGAGAAGTGGATCAGACATTTTTACTGGATATGCTTTACTTATAATAACAGTTAATTCACCAATACGGTCTCTCATTAACAATAATTCTTCACCTAACAATTCATGTTGTTTAAGCGTAAGTCCTGATTTTTTTTGCAATTTTGAGAATCTCCTTTTAATGCGTATTTTTTTTAAGCCCTTTAGTAATTCTATGATTATCTGGAATATACTTAGTGCATATTATAATGGCCGGATCGCCATTTTTGGTTTCACCACTACAGTTCTGCTCATAACGCCTTGACCAAAACTTACATTTTCTATTGACGCATGCTATTTCCATATATTTTTCAACATAATAATGCTCTTGGTCTATGCAATCGTGAATCTCTTGTTTTATATTCATGGGCTAATCCTTTCTTTTATCAACAATATCTATTTTATCCTTAATGCGATTGCGATTGCGATAGCGTCGCATCCAATTAGCTATAGTGGTTTTTGGAATACCGGTGTCTCTTGCCACATCTGCTAAAGATTCTCCACTTAGCAGCCTGACAACCACCGGTTCGATCACAATACGTTTATATCTCATTCCTCCCATAATCAACCTCCATCCAAAAAACCCCAAAAATCAAAGAAAATAGCCAAAAAACTTAGAACGCGACTTTTTTAAAACTTGCATATTTGCAAGTTTCATTTTTTTATACCTTATTATCACTATTACTAGTAATGCAAGTTGCGTGCCATGATTGAAGTAATAGCAATAATAAGCCACAATCCGGCTACAGAGTTTGCTTCCGCCGGATGTAATTGCGAAATACCGATTTTAGTTCCAATTTCGCCTCTTTACCCGAACGTTTCATATATCCAAACCTGATTAGTTCAGATACACTTCTAGATATTTTGCTTTCTGATGCCACAAGATCAACACTGGCCATCCGTATATAACCTCGACCGAATGCCACCGGATCACAACAAACATCAAAATATGCCCCGTCCTTGTCGTGCATAAGCCCGAATTCACATTTGCCCAAAAAATACAAAAGCAAAACAACACCAAATGAACTCAAGCCCTCGCACACCAAACCGGATACAAAACCCGGAGGCAAATAACTCCCATCACCCACCATCCGAATTCGTGTTGCGTCTACCTTGCCCATATCTTGTCGAACTATGTAGTTTAAATGTTTTGCTCTTGTCAACAATATTTTACATGAAGTTTAAATATAAATTGCGTGGGGTTGTTTTGGCGCCTTGAAACCTCGGATTTTGGTTGGGGGGAAAGGTGGAGTCCCTTTACGCCAAAAACCGGCGATTGCATTTTGAGATTGAAGGAATGGGGGGCATATCAAGCATTTTTGGCTTCGAAAAACATAAGTTTGATGCCATCATTTCTACGATTCCCGTATATCATTTACAATATTAACCGGTCATTTTTAAAATAATCCGCAAACATGCATGGTTGACACGTTTTAATAAAAACAACCGATTTTCAAAAACAGCCCAATAGGTACATATTGGGTTGTTTTTTTATCGTGCAATATTTCATTGCTGTTTGAAACGTTTTGTTGCGATGTGTAAACATTCTGAACACAACGCGATATGGTACACTGCGAAATGTGACCCACACAATTGCCCTTCGCCAAAGATTTTTTATTTTTAAATTTCCTGTCAATTCAACACCTTAAACCCAAAAAGTGTATCAAAAAAGCAAATATAAATGAGACACAATTGTATCATATAAACGTGATTATGGAACACACTTCAATCAGTCAATGGTTTTGTTATATTTATGTGTTCATTCCACCGCATTGGATTGGTCTGGTAGCTGATGGCTTATAGGTTCGTCAATCCGCTGTATCTTAATAGCTTTTCTGATTTTACTTTTATTTACGTCTATCGTCAATTGTAAGGGCGCACAATGGATTTAAATCCGAAACTAATACCATTGCAAGTGTTTTGTTTTTGCGTTTGTTATAATGGCTTAGGATTGGTCTTAGCGGTTGTGTTTGATATTAGCCATAAGCAATGGCGGTTTTAAAAGTGTGCTTAACCATATAAGAACTATTATATATATATTACTATGTTAACCACACCTTTTCACGCGAATAGCTCCACTATCATATCCGCGATCCGAACGACAAGGTTGAGATTAGTTACATTTTTGTAACATTGGTTTTTATCAGAATATTGATTTGTAGTTACATATTGTAGTTACATTTTTGTAGCTTCGGATTATTAAGAAAAATTTCATTAATTAGCAGCTTTAAGCATTTCTTAGAAAATAATAGAAAAACAATGAAAAATATTAAAAAAGTGCTTTCATTGCCTTTAACCTTTCATAAGTAAACTTAATCACGCTTTTTATCCCTTTACAAATAAAACTTTTCGGTGTATAACGTACTTAACGATGCGGGAAACAAATTAAACAAACAAAAAAGGAGAATAAAAATGGAAACAAATTTCGAGTTAAAAGCG